GTGAGTTGCACTTCGTTTAATCTTGCTAATACACTATTTGTTAATGATAAAAAAGTTGCCATTCACCCTATCCTAATAATGTAAGGGGCAAGTTGCCCTGCCCCAAACAATAAGTAGTTTAAGCTAAGTAGTCTCTATCGACTTCAGTAGCTTTGTCTGTTGCACCGTGATCGTTACAATCAATCACAGTTGCGTAGACTCGTAACCTACCTGTAGCTGCTGCGGCACCTGCAATCGTACAATCAATAGTATCAGCAGTGCTGATGAATTGAGTGTATGTTGAGGCTGCTGAGCCTACTACTGTGTTGGTTTGTCCGTTAGAACCTGCAGCACAGAACCCTGTTGATGTGATGTCAGCACCATCAATGATGTCATCGCCACCACCAAAGTCCATGTCCAAGGTACAACTTGAAGTAAAGGCTTTCATTACTTCAGCACCTGCGTTTAGAACTAATGTTCCTGCAGGGATCTCAAGCATTTGAAAAACATCTCCGTTAGCAATAGTGTTACCTGCTGCTATAAGAGCGTCAATGTCCAAGTACTCCTGTATGGTTTTCACCATGTGTGTACCTACGTTTGAAGGTAGAGCTGCAATAGAGTTAGCACCAACACCAGTGGTTGAACTTGCTGTTAAGTCAAAAGTTGCCATATTAGTACCCTCCCCTAAGCTGCGTTATATTTGGCAGTCACGATTGCCTCAGGTCTGAGGATCTTTCTACCATATAAGTGCATACCTCTAACGATGTCAGCAAAGCTGTCAGGGTCACGGTATGTTTCAGTTTTGCTGAGTTGTTCAGCAGTCGCAACGGCAGAACCATGACCTGCAACTAGAACTCCATAGTTAGAGTTTTGGTTTGCAGTTCCTGATGTTCCTGCGCCTGTTCCAACAGCAGGAAGGTTGCTAGACACGTATAGTCTAAATCCTGCAATGCTAGTTAGGGCAAGCCCATTTTTTAGTTCGGCTGCGTTGAAGTCAGCGTTTACCAACTTGGAGTTCTCGTCACCAAGAAGTTCCATGAAGATTGGGTCAACAACCAACCATCTGTCCTGTGTATCAACTTGCTGTTGATTCAACAGTCTAGCCATTCGGTTAATAATAACCATTGGAGTAACAGCAGCTGTAGAAACAGAAGTTGCACCCGGAGCTAGATTTTGAACAGGGATTGAGTGATCCCCTGCTGATCCAGTAGTAATACTAGCAAAAGAGCTTTTGATTAACTTCATTGAAGTAAGAAGTTCGTCAGATCCTGCAGTGCTTACTGCTTTTGTGCCGTTGACTGTGCTGTTTACACCGTCAGCAACAGAGTGGATAGCAGACTGTGCGTAACCAGACATGTAGCCAAGAACTTCTTGGTCATACTGATCTGCAAGCCTGTAAGCAGCTCTGTCAGTAGCTAATTGCATAAAATTCACATGACTGTGAGCTTCCTCAATATCATCCATTTTGAAAGCATAGTAGTTAGCTTTGTCAACGGTGAGTTGGAAGTCCTCGTCATCCAAATCTTGTGCAGTGACTTGTGTACCTCGTGCGTACTGTTTGACTGAAATTTCAGGCTCTTTAATAATTCTAACAGTATCACCTTGGTTTGCGATTTCACCAAAGTAGTCAGAATTAGTAATGTCACCCACAACAGTCGATTTACGAAACGCAAGCTGTACTTGTTTCGAGTAGATTATTGGCGAAAAATTACCGTTAGGTAAATTGCCATAACCTGACGTTGTTTGAAATGCCATAATAAATCCTCCTATAAAAGTTGTTATGACGTTAATATAACAAACTTATGATTATAGAGGCTACGCTTTTTTAGAGTTGCAATGATGTTTGATTACATGATTTCAAACAAATTGGGTCTATACTTGTCGTAGGTAGTCAGACAATCTATGTTTGTACGTGTTAGTTATATGTAGAAAAAATGTCTTGTCAACACTTTTTTTACCTTGCAGCACCAGATAAATCATAAACAAATTTACCTGCTCGCATTGCTTCCATTATAGACTCTTGATTTTTAGCGTACTCTTTATCTGACATCTTCTCTACTTGAGATTCTCTCCAGTTGTTATTGGAGTCGTCAGAGGTAGGAGTAGTCTTAGATCTAGTGTTTACAGCAGAAGCAGCAGACTTGCCATCACTCTTTTTAGTTTTTATACCTGCATCTATTTTATACAGGTCTATAACTCTTGCAACAGATTTGGCATCGTCTACATTCTCGTATAAGGCATCCTGAACCCATTTAGGTTGTTCATCTGCCCAATCGTGAAACTTATCGTCCTCACGAATATCTATAAAGTCAGGATGTAGTTTCATTAACTCAGCTTCCGCTTTCTCCTTTACAGCGTCTACTCGCATTTTCTCTATATCCTGCACTCGTTTATCAAGATCAGTAGATCTCTCACGAGCTTTTTTATCAGCTATGGTTTCAACTATTCCTGCTACATCAGGATACTTTTTAGTCCATGCTGCTATTTCATCATCAGATTTGGGTAGAACCAGTTCATTTCGAGTAGCTTTTGACAACTGATCTTCAAGAGCTTTGATTCTTTCCTCAGTCTCCTTATCTTTGCTTGCCATGTGTCTCCGTAGATCACCGTATCTTTTCTTAAAAGAAAGCTCTTCCTTTGAAAGATTCTCATCCTCTTTTGTTGCTTCCTCTCCCTTTTCAGGAGCAGATGCTTCTTTGACCTCCTCAGCAGTTGCAGTGCCTTCTTCTCTTGCTTTAAGGAGTTCTTGCAGTTCCTCCTCATCTTTTTTGATACGCTCTGCGTTTTTGTTTTTGCGTGAGCGAGGATCAACAAATCCTGCTACTTTTACTTTTTCTACGTTTTCTAACTCTGGCATAATAATTACTCCTATTGTTGGGGCTGATTTTCATCAGGTCGCCTTAGTTTTGTTCCCAAGACCTTTCTTGGGGGTACGCTTTTTGGGAGCTGCTTTTCGTTTAGGCTTAGTGACTAACGCTCCCTTGTTAGCTACTAGTTCTTCTGTATCATATGCTTCAAAACCATGTAAGTCATTAAATATTTCTTGAACACTTGGAGGTCCTGATCCTGCAGGTCTGCCTGAGTCCCCTCCCCCTGTGTCTTTTGTTTTATCTAAAACTGTCTGTTGTATTTTTTCTGCATTTTCAACAAACTTTTTCATTGTTTTAGCATCCAAGTCTTTTTCTCCATCTGGAGAGTTTACTACAGCTTTGCCATTCTTTTCTCTTATACCTAACATACCTTTTGATATACTTTCAGACATACTACCTTTAAATGGCATACTCTTACCCATGTCTCTTATTATGTTTGTAACATTATCAGGGGACAAAATAGTTTTATCATCAACTATGTTTAAGCCTTGCACTGTATCTGCTGTCTTTGATATTGTAGGAAGTAAATTATCTTCTTTTCCTGTTAACATCTTTCCTGTTTGCGTACCATAATCTGCAAAGGTTTCTGGTAGCCCTGTAGGTGCTGTAAACTCTGGAGCTTGTACACCAAATAGCTTAGACAAGAAGCTTTGTTGGGGTGCAGTAGTTACAAGATTTTTTATAGCGTTAAATTCATCTTCACTACCTATCTGCAATGTCCCATCCTTTAAACCCTTTAATGCTGTCTTTCGTATGTTATCATCCTGCATAGACATTAGACCTCCAAGAAGAGGAACATTTCTAGCTATATCATCTATGCCAAAACCTTGCGTCTGATTGTAGTAGTCAGCGTAGTCTTTCCCTGTAAAGTTTTCTATGGCTTTTGGCTGTGTTAACTTTGCATCTTTATCTAACTGTGCTTGCATTAGGGGATCTATAGTAACAGGCTGTCCCATATTTCTTCTTCGCACAGCTTCGTTTTCGTCCTCTTGTCTGTCACTATCATCAGATATACCAACACCGCCACCGCCTGTAAGTTGTGTGTCTTGTCCTACAAAACCTGAAGGGATAGCACTCATAGGCTTACCGTTGAAGTGTGGTATAACTATGGTACGCTTGCCGTCAGGACTTGTGTAGGTTATCAGTTCGTAGCCTCTGTTTGTTGCACCACCCATATCACCATAGCGTTGCCCCATCTGAAAGGGTTGACCAAACGTCTGTTCGTATGTTCCAGTATCCCCACCTTCATCAAATGTCTGTAGCTGATTCACAGGAATAGGGAAGTCATCATCAACAGGCTCACCACCTATTCTACCGTCTCTTTCCATTCTACCAAAGCCTTGCTTTGCCTGATTACGTAAGTCCTCAAACTTCTGCACACCATGAAAGCGCACAACATCAGCAGGTACGACATATTCACCTTCACTGAGTTTAGCATCTATATCATCTCTAACTTCTTTTGCCATACTACCAGAGGGTACTTCATTACCACTAACAGGATCTGTATTCATCCCATCATCACGTAGGACACCGCCTTGTTGCATAAATGCAAATTTCATCTGATCTTCCATAGTATCACCTCTTAATTTAATAGTTCAGACATTTGTGAGTCTACGTTGCCTACGTAACCACCTTCGTTATACTTAAAATATTCTGTATCTGGATCAAAGTCTAAATTAGTTATATCTATAACAGTAGCTTCTTGTGGGTCTATTTTTATATTAGCTTGTGGAGAAGGAAAAGCAAATGCAATTTCTTTACCTGCTTTAGGGGTAGGAGCAAGATTTCTATAATAATCTTCAACAAACTTTTGACCTCCACTACTTGTATGAGGTAGAGGAACACTTGATATTTCTATGTTATCACCAAATATCTTTTTAAGTTTATTTGTTGCTTTCTTAACACCTTTTACATAAGCACCTTGAAGAACATCTTCAGACATACCACCCACATACTTTTTCATCATTTCTCCGGGCTTTTGAGGATTAGGAACAAGCTGTTCTACACCCCCTCTAGCCGCTCTAATTTTGCTAGGATTCGGTATTACTATTTTATTAATCATATTCTTTTTAGCAAACACTATGGCAGATTGTATTAACTTTTCTGTATAGTCATCGTGCGTAAGAATTGGTTGTTCAACACTACTCTTTTTACCGCTTTCCGTTGCTTTTCTAATGTGTCTGTTATGAACATCACTTTGTATTTCTTCTACTAATAAAAATTCACCATCAAGTATTTTTAACTTTTCTTTTAATTCTTTTGCTATCCTGTCTTTCGTAAATGTCTTATCAAATACTCTTTGTGTGTTGTTTGTTTCTCTTTCAATTAATTCTTGTACTTGTTGACTAGAAACAGGTTCACCATTTGGCATTTCCATATTATCAGTTTGGTTAGAACCATAATTTCTATCTAGAAACTCAAGAGCCTCTACGTCACTATACCCATCTACCACAGGGTTGTCTGCTTTAATAAGTGAGTTTATTATCATATTACCTTCACTGCCTTGTCTTTTAGACATTCTAATATAACCTATAGTTCCTTCTGTGCTGTCATGTGTGTTATTTGCATCACTTATTAAAGGATTTAAATTTTTAGCATTTATAGTAACAAAGTATTGTCTTAAACCTTTTCCTGCATCTATTTGAGGAAGTGACTCAAGATCAACAGAGGGATACAATATGTTCTGCTCTTGCTCAAAACTACGTCTACCTGCTCTATCATCAAAGTTTATCGTGTAAGCAGCCTCTCCTGATTCTATTTCGTTTTTAGTTATTTGTTTAAGTTTATCTAAGTCAATAAGTTTTTCTTTTTTTCCTCTGTCTATAGGTTTGTCTAAAGAAGCGTATTGACCTACAGCTAATCGTCTAGCTAATACTTTTGATCTAAGATCATCTTTTAATCTCTGTAAAGTTTGTGCAGGTGCTTCTGGATTTCTTCCGTCAGGTGTAAACTGTTCATATAGTTTTAAATCACCAGAGGGCATTGCATAATGTGTGCCATCTTTTACAGGAGTCATATTCATTTTTTGTAACGAATGGTTTATACCTACCTCTTCAACAGCTTTTAAGTCCTGTTCATCTATTAGTCTAATAGCTCTTTTGACATGATCAAGAGTAGGTGTGTAATCTTTATACACTCTTCCTGTTGGTGTATCTACCAATGTCTCAGGAGAAACTTCATCCTGTAATAGAGTCCTAATTAAAGAGTTATCGTGTCTTTCGTATATATCTTTCATCATAGCTTTTGTTATTATTGCCAAATCATCAGTGCCTATATAGTCTAGATCAATATATTTTCCTGTTGTTTTTCCTGTAGGTCGTGATGGTAAAAGATCTGCTTTTCCAATATTGGCTTCGTGAAAAGCAACTTTTGGGCGCACGTAACCAGAGGAGTTAAGTAACGCATCTGTAACATCTTCTGCTGTAGAGTAAACATTTTGTTTTTCTCCGTCAATGATTACATCTATATACTTTAATGGATCTTTTGTAAATTCATAAGCATTTATGTAGCCTTTATCTTGAAGGTACTCAATATACTCTGCATCAATATACATAGTTTGATCGTTTCTTACAGTCATTAAATTTCTTCCGTTGTCAGGATAAGTGCCTGTTCCTCTGTAGTCTATTACATTAAGTCCTTTTAATAATTCCTCTAACTTAGCCCCTTTACCTTCTATGGAGAACTCAGGGTTCTTCATTACTGTTGTCATGTTTATAAGACGATTATCTGGAGTTGTGTTGTAAATATCTGCAAACTGATCTTCGCTAAGACGTTTATTAAATATTAAGAAATGTTTAGCCTGTAAAGGTATGATTGCTTTAAGGTCTTTTAGAGGATACAATGTGCTAGTAGAATCTTGAGCAGATTCTAAACTTATAGCCTTTTGAAAATCTCTTAAATTTTCAAGCTTAGATCTTTTTGCATCAACATCAAAATCAAAAACGTCATACGCATCTTTTGAGAGTGCTTCAAGAAGATTTACTTGTTTTTGTCCTACAGTAAAATTTGGCATTTCTCCTGCACTAGCTAAGTCTTCAAC